AGTTATTGAATTAGGTTCAGGTTTAGGAACAACATCTTTGATGATAGGACAAGCATTAAAAGAAAACAATTATGGTAAATTGTGGGCAATAGATGATGGTAGAGATTGGAAAGATTTACAAAAATGTTTAAATTTAGACATAAAATATAATACTCATAAAGAATTTTTTATTGATTTAATTAAAAAATATGGTCTTGAATCTAACATAAATTTTAAAACCACATCTCTAACAGACAAAGATTATTTTCATACAAAAGAAAAAATAGATATAGTATTTTGTGATTGTACAGATGCAGGTCCTACAGGTGTAATAAATTTATTGAAGTATTATTTACTAAAAATGAACACTTATTCTTCTATATTTTTAGATAGATCTTCTACAATAAATCATTCTTTTTTAATGTTAGAAACAATTATTAGCCATTTACAAAACAATAAAATACCTGATATAATTACGAAAAATTGGAGTAAAAAACAAATTGATAAATTATATGAACTTATTAAAAAAACTAAATTTACTTTAATTCATTTAACTGATCAAAGAGAGGGTAAGAAAAATTTTCAACAAAATAGTAGATCTTGGATAAAGATAGAGCCCCTTGATGTATTTATTCACAATAACGTAGAAAACTTTTTATGAAACTTACAGCTAACATAACTCTTGATGAGTTAACAAAGTCTCAAACTAGTGAGAGGAAGGGTATTAATAATAACCCTAACCCACAGCAAATAGAAAATTTAAAAGCATTAGCTGTAAATATATTGCAGCCGGTACGTTCTCATTTTGACAAACCATTAATTATATCATCAGGCTTTCGTTGTGCTCAGCTTTGTATAGAAATTGGTAGCAGTGTAAACAGCCAACATGTGGCAGACGACAATGCAGCTGCAGCAGACTTTGAAATACCTGGTGTAGATAATAGAGAGCTAGCTCTTTGGATTAAATCAGAGCTAGAATATGACCAGCTCATCTTAGAATTTTACAAAGATAACGAACCAACATCCGGATGGATTCACTGCAGCTATTCTACAGATCACAATAGGAGCCAATCATTGCGAGCCATGAGAGAAGACGGTAAAGTTATTTACAAACCGTGGTCGGAATAATGAAATTTGTTACCGAAATCGTTACCGGAGACTGCCCTGAGTGTAATAGCAAAACACTGTTAGTAAATTTAACTCCAAGTATTTATCGTTGTGTAAACTGTGGTGAAGATGTAGAACAAAAAGTAAATGGTGTTATTAAATATATGAAGATGAAAGACAATGAAGAAAGAATGTACTTAAAACAAGAAGATTTAGATGGCTAAAAGAAAAGCGCTCTTTGGCGTTAACAACTACCATAAACGAACTCCTAGAAAAAGACCAGGAAGAATAAGAAAAAAAATGGGACCAGGGCAGAAACGTCCTAAGAAATATCGGGGCCAGGGGCGGTAATGAAACCTATAATGATCACATTAATGTATTTAACTTTTGGTGGAGACATCAAGATGGATACATTTGAAATACATCAAGAATGTAGCAGCTGGTTTCATCGCAATATTACTACTGTTGAAAAAAGAAAGAAAACTTTTATGAGCAATCATTACTATCACATGTATGAAGGTAAAAGAGTTATAGGCTATATATGTGGAGACGAACCACCTCAATGATCAGGTTTAGTTAATTCCAATTCCACAAACTTCCAACGACCATTCTCTTGTTGTACCCATTTATGTTCTAGATAGAACTTAACCCACTCTTCATACAGCTTAAGTTTTTCTTCATATGTTAATGTTTCTTTTTCTTTCATACCCTATTATATCACATGCACTTTTTACAAATGCTCTAGAAGTAAGCAAAGTGAATTAAGGCAAAAAATAATTGTTATAGCAGTAGGTGAAAAAAAATTAAAAAAACGCTTTTTTGATTTTTAGGTCTCGTTGGTGATCTGACAACTAAAAGCAACAAATAACTTTTTCTCATTTATTAGACCAGGATCCATTGAGTCTAGAATACCTAGTGTTTCTACCGTCCCCTGTCTGGCACAACCATACCACGAATCAAAAACACCTATATGATTCTCAGGTAAGCAATTACCATGCAACGCTGAACACACCTTTAGAACTAATAAAAATTTCATTTGACACTCTATCGTTAATTTAATAGGATATCCTATATATGTTAAATATAGAAAGGATATAATAATATGACTGACTTTACAAAGTATAATAACCTGTCGGTAAAAAAAGACACATACTCTAAAATTGATTCAATTAGAAAAGTTATTGTGGATGATGATCCCAATGTCTCACGTTCGCAAGTTGTGACAATTTTAGTCAACAGAGAATATAAGAGGCTCAATGGGAAGATCCAAAAGCGGTAAGCTATTTTCTGAAACACAACACGTTGATCATCAACCAACTCCCGAAATGATGTTATGGAAATCCGTACTAGTTTTGGCTGCGAGCGATGCTACAAAGTCTATTAAGAATAGACCTACGTATACAAGTTGGAGTGACAACGATATTGATAGAGCAAGAAACTGGTTCGTAGCCCCAAGTAATGACTTTGCTTTTGTCTGCCAACTAGCAGGATACAACCATTTATATATAAAACGTAAGATGGAAAGAGTAATACGAAAGATAAAAGAAAATGAAGAATAAAAAAATATGTCCCGATTGCATGGGTAATGGTTACAGGAGGATCTTCAAAGATACTTCTGAAAGAGAGAAGATAACTATACAATGTTCAAACTGTAGTTCATCGGGTGAATTATCTGGAGAACACAACGACGTTGAATATGAAAATCATCTTAAAAAATTTTTTAAAGGAAGGATACAATGAAAACACTAGCAATAATAATCATAGCATTTGCTATGACTTCATGCACAAAATACAAAATGCATTTTGGTAAAGCATGTACACCAAGCAACCAAGAGTGGTCTTATGTTTGGTTTATAGAAAAAGATGGAACAGTTAATGTTAGTAAGGAGAACTGTAACGTATGATCATGACACATAAAGACTGTGAAGAATGGGCAGCGATGATTGCTCAAATGCAAGATGATCCAAGCTATCATCCAGTCTATAACAAGAAAGGAGTAAGAATGACCAAGGATCGAGGACCAAATGATTTAGAAGCTACCATTGAAAGATTAGAATTTAAGAATGAGAAGCTACATAATCATAATAAAAAAATGGAAGAAGAACTCATAGAGCTCCGTTTAGATAACAAACGCTTAGCTAAACAATGTGAGGAACAGATGCAACAATTTAGAAATAAAGGTGGAGTGTGATTAAAAAATTAATTGTAAGATTAAGAATGTGGTATGCAGACATCCGTGGCCACCATGGTAAACGTTGGGACTATGAACCAGGGAATTGGTACATGGGTCGTCATAAAAAAAGAAAAGGAAAAAATGATTAAGGGAGATTCAAGCGAATATGATCTACTCGAGAAGTGGAGTAGTTTAAATTGTGATGGTTATAAGACTGTAGAGATAGGAGTTCGTGAAGGACTAGGCTCTAAGATTATCATGGACAGTGCTGAGAATTACATGATGCATATCGGTATAGATCCTTATGGTAATTTAAAATATCAACACTACGACAGTGCTGAACCGGCTCAGTATGATTATACTGACAACATGCGAGATACAATGATTAAAGACTTTGAATCTTACAGGGGTAAATTTAGATTCTGTAACATGACAGACAAAAAATTTATGGTTGAGAACCCGGGATATAATGTTGAGTATGCGTTGGTTCATTTTGATGGACCACACATGACTCGGGATGTTATGACCGAAGCTATCTATTTTGCTGAACGATGTGCACCTTTTGCTAGGTTCATCTTCGATGACTACCCTAAATATAATATGCAGCTAATCAGTGATTGCTTAAAGCCTTATGGCTTCAGCGTCATGGAACAAGGAAAGAATAAAATATGCCTAGAAAAACAGAACACATAATCGATATACCAACCTTTCAGAAGTATTGGATCTATGACAAACCTTACGGTCATGACATAATTATATATGCTGATACCGGTAAGACCACGATACAATGTAGGTGGGCTAATAGAAAACGAGGACCAATGGGGAGAGTAACTGAGGATGCCATACAAGGATCCAAGACATCCAAATAGAGCTATCTCTGATTGGAAATATAGAAACACTGAAAGAGGATTTGTAATGAAAATTATTACTTCTAAGTTTAGACCGAGCTCTACAAAGTGGAGACCTACTATTGATAAGAAAGAAATGTGGAGATCTTATATGAATCATCTCTCTGATATGAAAAAGAAACATCCTAAAAGCGATGGTAGATTGTGTCGATATTGTGAAAAAAGTATTACATTTAAGTCTAAGATGGGTACCCGTGGTACGGGCTATCAAGGACGTGGATCTCAGATTAAAACTAATCTGTCTCTCGATCGCTGGGATCCTAGAATAACTTATGAAACGCCTAATTTAATTTGGTGCTGCGTAGGTTGTAATGATAGAAAGAGAGATAGTACTCCCGATGATTGGGATAACTTTAAACGAATAGGAGAAGAAGATGTCAGCTAAATGGACCTGGAATAAATGTTTTCCATACCCTAAGAGTAAACGACAAGTGCTCGAGGGCCTTCGTCATTACGACGTGGTAGATGGATTGTTACCAAGTGTTACAACGATCTTGTCAGATACTAAATCTGAAGAGAAGATAAAAAAACTAGCCGAGTGGCGTGAACGAATAGGACAGGATGAAGCCACGAGGATCACGGACCAAAGTGGACAGAGAGGTACGATCATGCACAACTACCTAGAAGGGTATCTAAAGGGCCAAAATAGACTAGATCTAAGCCCCGTAGGCGTTACTGCAGGGGGTATGGCGACCAAAGTCATGGAAGAGGGTGTATTTGACAAACTCACTGAAATTTGGGGCTCTGAAGTGGTTTTATTTTACCCAGGACTCTACGCAGGACAGACCGATGTTGTAGGTATTTATGAAGGTGATCAATCAATCGTCGACTTCAAACAATCTAACAAACCTAAAAAGAGAGAATGGATTGATGATTACTTTATGCAATCGGCTGCGTATGCTTCTGCTCATAATCAAATTTATGGCACTAACATTACAAAAGGAGTAATATTGGTATGTACTCCTGACCTATATTTCCAAAGGTTTATTGTTGAGGGAGCTGAGTTTCAAGACTACGCAAGACAATGGTTTGCAAAAGTGGCACAATTTTATGCAAAGAGGCAAGAAAAAGGCACAAATGATACAGAGACAATAGGTTTATTACAGGGTAAATAGAAAAAATTTTTTATGTCCACCCAAAATATCTGCTACAATGCTACAATTACAAAAAAGTGTTGATATACAACAATAATAGTACTGTTTTTTGTAACAAAGTGGTGCTACAATGGTGCTACAGCTGCTACAAACCCCGACGCGCGTAGGGGAAAAAGGTTTTTAAAAAAAGTCGCCTAGTGAAAAAAGACTATGGATGGTATATGGAGTGATGAGAAGAAATAAGAAATCAAAATATAAATATGCAACTATTAATAAAAAGCGTTATTATTTTTATACTGTCCGTTGGGTTGACATTTGCGGAGACTCCGGACACGCCACCAAAGAAGAGTTCGATAAATTTGAACCTGCTTATATGGTTAGTCATGCCTATGTGTATAAACGAACAAGTAAATATTTGTACACCTTTTCGAGCTATGATGAAAAAGAGGAAGTCTTCTCAGACAGAAACATCTTCCCAATCGGATGCATTGTTAAACTAGAAAAAATTCTAGTGTGATTAAAACTTTAGACAATATTCTACCACACGGAGTAAACAGAATTATATTGAATGAGCTTATTAAGTGGAAAAATTGGACTATTGCTGATGATTTCTCTGAGTATTCTTCTTTAGAAAGAATGATAGATCAAAACAAAGCCAACACAGGTTTTGGTATTATATCTTTTCACAGAAAACGTAACATAGTTGTGAAGACTAAGTTAAATGATTATGGAGACATAATTTATTTCGCACTAAAAGAAAAATATAAATTAGGTGAATTAGAAAGATTGAATTGGAATTATTATGACAACTCCTCTGAAACAAGCGAACACACAGATGAAACCAATGAGTATGTGTCTGCAGTTTATAGTTTGCACACTAATGACGGTGGCACAGAAGTAAAAGGTAAGTTTTATCCAAGTGTAGAAGGCCAAGCTATTTTATTTGATAGTGATATTTCCCACAGAGGAATACCCCCTAAACAAGATAAACATAGATTTAATTTAAGTTTAGTTATTAGACGATGAGTCCTCAGCTTCAATAACTTCAACATCTCCGGCAAATATTTTGCCATATCTTTTTAATGATTTTCTAACCTTACTATCTAATTCCTCATCACTTAAATCAGAAACATTTTTATGTAAATGCATACTTCTATCTATGTATAAGCCACCAGCTTTTCCACGTGCAACTTCAGCGTTGGTAGCTGCTGTCCAAGCCTTATTTTGTCTGGACTGATCTCGAAGTTGACCTAGTTCTTTCAAATGAGATTCATAAGTTATCTCATATTTTTTTTGAAGTTCAGCCCTTAGTTCACCTATGTACTGAGAGACCAAAGGATATTTGTCTGGGTTCTGTAATCTACTCGCATGCATGTAAGCTGAGTCCTCTGCGTAACCAGCTTTTTTAGCACAATCCGTAGCTGTCATCCTGCCTTCATTGTGTACTAATAATTGAGCAAATTTTATCTGCTGTTCTGTTAATTTTTTAGGTAGTCCCATAATATATTGGGGCAGAGCAAGGCTGCGCTGTGATTTCTCTTGATGCCCTATATTGCATTATAATTTTTATTAGGTATATTGCAACCTATGTTAAGTGGAAAGTTACTAAGACAGATACTAGATAAAATGCTTACAAATTC